CACAAGGCTATTCGTCGGCAGCGTCAGATGTGTATAAGAGACAGGTATACACTTATCTAAAAAACGAAAAATCTTTATTCAATTAGTAGTCCTGCTAAATGATGCAATTTTGGAAAAAGATTATTTAATATAAAATTAGTGTATTTGCGTTGATTAGGGTTTATGTTGCAGCAGATTTCTCTAGTAGATATTAACCAATTCTATACAAAACCTGTAAAAAAACGGGGCAGCTATAAGAAACATCCGAAAACGGAAGAAGAAATAAGCCCGTGGACTTTAATAAAAGACTTGTATGTAAAGCTTGCCGGCTATTTTTCACTACCAGTTTTTTGTCAGGAGGATATTGTATTCACACAAGGTATTTTTCGCATCAGCTGCTATGCTTATACCGATGAAGCTTACGAATATCAGGGTGAAACCTACAAAGGTGAAAATTTTAAGGTATTTGAAGCTGAAATTATCGGCACTGAGAATATGTATTTAGAAGACCGTCTGAAAATCCATCAGGCGGTTTTAAGCTATTTGGACGCAGGCGCTACAATAGAAGAGGCAGAAATATACGTAAAAACTAAGTTTAAGCATATTTTTGGGTAAGTTATGAGTTTAAATGAAAAACAGAAACAATTTTGCGAAGAATTTATTATTGATTTTAACGCTACGCAAGCCGCTATTAGGGCAGGCTATAGCAAAAATACGGCGCGCAATATTGCATGTGAAAACTTAGCAAAACTTAACATTCAGGAATACATTAAGCAGCTCATTGAAAAACGTAATGAGCGAACTAAAATCACGCAGGATGAAGTTGTTGCCAATATTGTTGAAGTTATGCAAAGGTGCATGCAGGCTAAGCCTGTAACATTTATGGGACGACAGGTTAAGGATGAAGAGGGGAATAACCTCTGGAAATTTGACTCACAGGGTGCAAACAAAGCCCTTGATATGCTTATGAAGCATACCGGCGGGTACAACGCAGATAACCAACAGAAACAAGCACTAATGACCTCAGTACAAAAGATTTTTGTTACCCCCGATGAAGTTGAAGAAGTAGATAAACATATAAAAGAAACTATAAACAATGATAAACAGTGAGTTTCTGGGGCAAAGATTACTAAAGCAGGGCTTTGAAACCTGGATGCGCTATATGTTCCGGGTTATTGAAGGACGCCCGTTTGTTGTTGAGCCTATACACGCAGACCTATTCCAGACAATGGAAAAACTGTATGCAGGTAAAGAGTTGCGCCAAAATATCAATGTCCCGCCCAGAAGTGCTAAAACTACGCTTGCAAAATACTTTATAGCCTATTGCTGGACAATCAGTCCTAAGATGAATTTTATCTATACATCTTATTCGGAAAGCCTTCTGGCGAATATCTCCAAAGAATTGATGACAATTCTTGAACATCCGGCATACAAAGCTATGTATCCGCAGTCGAGAGCTATTGAAGGGGAAGAGGATATAACCCCCAAAGATGACTTTTGGTATGAGTATCTTAAACAGTTTTACACAGGTAAAAACGTATATTCAGCTAAAAAAATCACAACCTATCAAGGCGGAATATGCTTGTTTAGTCCTATCGGAGGTCAGATAACCGGGTACGGCTGCGGCGTGCGTTCGGCTAAAAAGTTCTCCGGTGCGCTTATTATCGATGACGGCAACAAACCTGCTGATGTGCGCTCACAAACTATGCGCGACAGGGTGTTAAGATACTACGAAGAAACCCTGTTGTCACGTCTGAATAACCCTTATGTCCCGATTATCAATATTCAGCAAAGACTGCATGTTGAAGACCTTTCCGGAACTTTAGAGAAAAAATACAGGTTTAACACCCTTAAGAAACCTCTGCTTGATGAAAACGGAGTATGTCAAATCCCCTCACAGTACACCCCTGAACGTATTGAAGAACTTAAAAAGAATAATTACATGTTTTTATCCCAATACCAGCAAGAGCCAATTATATTAGGCGGTCAGGTAATTAAGCGTGCATATTTTAGATATTACCCCGTCGCAAAAGAATACCAGTATAAACGTATACTTATTGCAGCTGATACAGCAATGAAAACGAAAGAATATAACGACTACAGCGTATTTATGGCCGGCGGTGTAACAACAGATAACAAGTTACATGTTCTTGATATGCTGCGCGGTAAATGGGAAGCGCCTGAGCTTGAGAAAATGGCAGTCGCTATATGGAATCAGTTTAAGCTAAATCCTGTTACGGGTTTGACTTGCAACGGCTTCTATATAGAAGATAAAGCGAGCGGCATCGGATTAATTCAGGGCTTAACCGCTAAATACGGTATACCGGTTATTGGTGTTCCAGCTTCAACCGACAAGTTAACCCGCGCAGAGAACGTGCTGCCATATATTGAAAGCGGTCAGGTATATTTACCAGAAAATGAAAACTACAATTTTAATGTTGATATACTCTCAGAGTGTGAAGCTTTCAGCCGTGATATGTCGCATAAGCACGATGATATTGTTGATACATTAGGTATTTTGATTCAGGAAGCTTTAGGAAAGACAAAGATTAGTATTTTAGATTATTTTATGTAAATTAATTTTCAAGCCGTTTGCTACGATTGAATTATGGCTAAAAATAAGAACAAAAAACCGCTGAAAGCAACCAACACAGCGGATGATAACATTATGCAGGTAATCGAGCAGGAGTCAAGAAAGCTTACTGCTCAGAACTCTTTGGAAACTGCTTTAAGATGCGGAAACGGGCTTGATAACTGGTCGCAGACTTTGAGTCCGCGGAATGCTTATAATAATCTCTCGCTGGTTATGATTAGCCAGTGGCAAATATTGTTAAGCTATCTATACAAGACCTACGGCGTACTTGCCAAAATGGTTGATATACCAGTAGATGACGCGTACAAAGGAGGCGGGTTTACCCTTGAAACTGATAGTATTGAAGAAGAAGAGCTCAAAGAGCTGGAAAAGACTATTAATAAAAATCAAGATATAAAACAGATAAAAAATGCACGCAAGTGGGCTCGGCTGTACGGCGGTGCGGCACTTATAGCACTAAGCGGGGATGATTTATCAAAGCCTCTGAACTATGAATCGCTTTATAAAAAACCTTTAGAGTTTATGGCTGTGGATAGATGGCAATTATCATATTCAGAGCCTAATATTAATATCCCGGGTGGTCAGTGGGAATATATTAATCAATACGGGCGGACAAAAGCTAAAAAAGGTGTTATCGGTTCTAATACGCTGACACGTATCCACTCAAGCCGTATTTTCCCTATAACAGGCAAAGAAGCTCCGTTTATAATTAAGCAGCGTGTTAACGGCTGGGGAATATCTGTTTTAGAACAGGTGTTTTCTGATATGTCGCAGTATTTTAAGGCGGGGAATGTCTTATTTGAGCTTCTTGATGAAGCAAAAGTTGATATTATCAAGCTTGAAACACTCCAGACTGCATTATCAGCAGGTAACACAAACCAGATTTTACAGCGTATGCTCGACTTGATTGCAAATAATTTGAATTATAAATCAAAACTGCTGATGTCCACCAATGATGACTATGTCCAAAAGCAGATAAGTTTCAGCGGGCTGGCAGAAATGAATAAAGAAATCCGTATTATGATGGCGGGTGCAGCCAATATGCCTGTTAATAAACTCTGGGGCGAAGGTGTCACAGGTTTTGGAAGCGGAGAAGACAGTTTAGAGAACTATAATTCCCAGATAGAGAATGAAGTCAGAAGCGCAGATGATGCAGTTATTGACTGGGTTCTTATGCTCAGGTGCTATCAACAGTTTGGCTTTGAACTTCCTGACTTAACCAAAAACTGGAAAAATTTAAGAGTTCTTTCTGCTATTGATGAACAGAATATAGCTGACCATAAATTCGCAAATGCCTTACAGCTTTATGACAGACAGTTTTTAAGCCCGCAAGAGCTGGCGTTATACCTTAAAAAAGAACAGTTATTTGTCGCGGATACAAGGGCATTACGGGGTGAGCTTGAAGATATGCCATTATTGAGCCAGCAGCAGGGATTTACTGAAACGAAGGATATTGTTAAGGAATGAGCCCTACAGCCATTAAAGATTTCAAGATAAAACAGTCTTATACATGGCTTGTACAAAAAGCCTTGTTCTCATATCTTTGGGAAGGGATTTACAAGCCCATGTTTGATATGCTTGAAATCAAACCGGAAAAGGCTAAAAACAGCATAGATGTTATTTCACAAGCATTGCGTGATGGGCGGATATATTATGCAGAGGGCGGATTCAGGGCTAAAACTAAATTTACTGCGGCACAATCCAGAGAATTACTGGCATGGGGGGCGAAGTATGACAGTTACAGAAGAATGTACCGTATTGATTATAACCAAATCCCTATGACTGTTCGTGTTGCACTTGCAGAATCAGAGATAAATGCAAAGAATACTATCACCCAACTGGAAGTGTTTTTGCGGGAAGTTGAAGCCAATATCCCGTATATTGTGGAATCAATGGTATTTAATGAGGAGGTTGTAACCATTCTTGATGATGCGGGGAATGAGGTTAAGAAGAACGTTAAGCACCTTAATATTATTGAGCCGGAGTTGTCAGAAGCCCAGAAGCAGGAAATAGCGCAGAGCTATACAAACAATATGCGCTATTATATCAAGAATTTTGCAGAGAAGCGTATCCCTGAAATGCGTCAAAGGGTGCAGGAACTTGTACTCAAAGGCTACAGGACGGATACTATAGAAAAGATGCTGCAGCGTGAATTCAATATAATGAGTGATAAAGTTAAGTTTCTTGCACAGCAGGAAACATCTATTATGCTTGCTGAATACAAGCGCGTAACCTATCAGGAGATGGGTTTTGATAAATTTATCTGGCGGACAATTATAGACGGCAGAGAACGACCGCGCCATCACGAACTTAATGGGCAAATTTTTAGATATGATAACCCGCCATATGTAGATGCAGGGAAAACCCGTACAGGCTTGCCAGGACAAGATTTCGGCTGCCGTTGTGAAGCCGTACCATACCGCGATGACAACCCGCTTATAAAGACAGAAATAAAAAACGGACAGTTACAGCTTACTAAATCCTAAAAACCGAGTTTTTAGGATTTTTGTTTTTCCCCTCAAATTTAAATTTCGCGCGGGTTGGTACAATCAATACAGGAGTATCAACCAATGGACAGAGGCAAAATAGACAATTTAATATGCTATCTTTTAGCAATAGCCAACTATGCGAAGGATATACACTATAACTGCGGAGGGGAAAGTTTCTATGGTCAGCACTTATTTGCTGACAGGTTTACAGATAACCTGCAGGACTACATAGACCAGCTTAAAGAAATATGTCTATTAGGGCACGGATTTAAACCGCTGCACTCAAACGAATATTTGAGAAGGGGAGCCGATTTAATCCCCGAAGCGGTTGATTTCCGCCTTATGCACGATTTAATGCTCAATTGTCTACAAGAGATTGAGGGTGTTGAAGATATCTCAAAAGGTGATGAAAACCTTATTGGTGCTATTGCTCAAGACCTGCAGAATAATGTTGGACTCCTGAATATTATGGAAGGAGAACCTCTAAAGAATGTTTAACTGGGGCTTAAGACAGGATACAAAAGCTATAAATGCTATTATACTCGGCGAAGGCAACGATAAAGGCAGACCTTTTAAATCGCGTTTTCTACAGGCGGGCTTAGTTAAATATGACTTCGGTGTGTGTCTGCTGAAAAAAGAAACTATCGACAGGTTTATTGACACATTCAAGGGCTGCCCTGTAGTAATTAACCATAAGGACAATATCACCGAATCCGACAAGGTCGGAGAGGTACATAATATGTGGTTCAGCGATAAAGACGGCTGGTACTGGTGCGATGGGGTATTAACTGATGATAAAGCCGTAGAGCTTGTTGAGAATGGCTACAATGTGTCTTGCCAATATGCTATTACCGATTATTCAATAAATGATACTGGTAAGCTTCACAATGGCAATCCGTACGATAAAGAGATTTTGAACGGCTTATTCGAACACCTTGCGATAGTTGATAATCCGCGCTATGAGGGGGCGTATATTGCTGTGAATGCGTATGTTGCTCAAAATGCTATTTGCAGAAATGAGTTTAAAGAAAGCGAGCATCCGCGCGATGATGAAGGAAAGTTTACAAACGGTGAAGTCGGAACTTTTTATAACAAAAGTACCAAAACAATCGAGCTTAAAGGCGATGAACTCGGTTCTACAGATGAAGAAATCAGAGAAAACGGTCTGAAATACTTTAAAGAGAATTATCAGGGGAAAAAGTTTGATAATCCCGAGTTGAAAGGTGTTTTATTTAGCAATATTGGTATTAAGAAATTTTATACAAATAGTGCTGATATTAATAAAATAAAAGCCATACCGGCGTTAAAAGATATCATTGAAAAAGGCGAATATCAAGGAGCGGAAGATTTATCTCATCCAAGAGAAGACGGTATCATAAAGTTTCACCGCATAAATCATTATGTTTCTATTAACGGACAAAAAGAAAATATGTCTGTTTTAATCGGAGAAGATAAAAATGGAAACCGTTTTTACAACTTAAACAATAAAACCTATACAGCAGAAAACTCCTCAGGGGTTGTCCACGCTATAGGCGGAGCCAATGAAGAGTTTTCTATAAATATTATAGCATCTAATTCAACAGATTTCAAGACTAGTAAATATCAACCTGTATTCGACTGGATACGCAATTTTAAAGGAGGAATTATGGACAAGGAAACAAAAGGCTTGTTTGAGTCGCTTATTGACGCCCTGAGAGCCCGTAATGAGGCTGAGGATGAAAAGGAAAAAGACGACGAAAAGAAAGTCGAAAACAAAAATGCTAAAAATGAGGATGTCGACAAGCGCGACATTATTCGTCAGATTATGGCTATTGCAGGCAAATACGAAGATAACGAAGATGTCAGAACTATTGCTAAATTAGCTGGAAAACTGGCTTACGACAAATCGGAAGCCGGTACTGCTGACAACAAAGCCAAAAATGAGGACGATGAGGAAGAAAAGAAAGAAGACGAAGAAGCCAAGAATAAATGTAAAAACAAGGCTAAGAATGAAGACGAAGAGTCCAAAGAGAAGTATGAAGATCTAAAAGAAGAAGTTAAAAAAGAAGCTGAAAACAAGAAGGCTAAAAACTCAATGGATGCTCTCAAGCGCGTTTTCTTTGAAGGCGAAGCACCGAGAGGCAAAATCTATATGTCGCAAAAAGAAGGCATAGAACTCGGCAAAAAGCTTTACTAATCAGTAATCAACCAACATAAGGAGTATAAAAATGACAAATGGTATTTCATTAACAAATAGAAGGATGACCGCGGCAAAAGGCCAGCCGGCATACCTGCCAAACCAGCCGATTATCCATAACTGTATCGTAGACCCGACATTGGCGGCAAACACATATTTGAGCCCTGGTGATGTTGTTGCTCTTCAATCTGCTGCAACTTTAAAAGGTGTAACCGTTGTAAAAAAAGCAGCTGTAACAGATACACCGTGCGGGGTTGTTGTATTTAACTCTATTAAATCCGGTTTTGCGGCAAATGATAAGATTTCTATTTTCCCGGTTAATTCTTTTGTTTACCTGCCTGCAGGTGCAGCTAATATTAAACTTGGCGATAAATTACAGTTTAATGCTTCAGGTCAGGTTGTGACAACAGCAACTGCATCTAATGGCTATATCGGTATTGCATGGACAGCACCATCAGCGGTGAATGACTTAATTGTAGTTCAGATTGTGCCGGGTATGGAAGCAGCAGCTTCATCTTAGTAAAAGTAAATATCAACCAACAAAGGAGTATAAAAATGGCAAATAGCATTTTTGATGCGGATAAATACGCAGAACAGACATTTAAAGCGGTTAACGCTTTATTTGACTATCCTACCGCCGGGGTTGTCCAGACGGTAGACACAATAACTGAAATTGTAGATGGTATAGTGGAAGCTAAATACTACACAGTAGACGGCACACTCTCAGACTACATAAATATAGACGCTTCCGGCAGAGGTGCTTATGCCGGTGAAATCTTCCAGTTTACCGGTGCTTATGTAGGCTCGCCGTTTAAACAGTGCATTATTAATCCTGCTTCAACAGGTATACATAACGACGCGACAGCAGATATCGCAGTAGACGGTATCAGAACGCCTAATAACTTCTACAGACAGAAATATTCTATTTCTCAGGAAGGTCTTAAGATGGCAGCGGTTAATCGTGTAACATTTGACCTTGTAGAAGAAAAAGAAAAATCCCGTAAAAAATGCTGGGATTTGGGCTTGCAAGACACATTGTTTGAAGGTCTTGGCGATGGAAAGACATTTGGCTTGCTCAACCAGCCTGGGGTAACTGTCAACACTTCGCTTATCCCTGTTGCAATTCAGAACATGACAACAGCACAGCTTAAGACTTTTGCAGGTTCAGCACTAACAACAGCGTTTGCAAACTCTAATTATACAATCAAACCTAACCGCTGGTTAATGCCTACAGATACATTTATGGCTCTGGGTGTACCATACGGCGATACATTCGGAATGCCTACAGTTATTCAGGTATTAGAGAATGCATTCAAACAAGCCGGCGCACCTTCTGACTTTAGAATTGTACACTCTATCTACGGCGATGCTGCAGGTACAGGCGGAAAAGGCAGACACGTATTCTACAATACAGAAGCAGATAACCTGCTTATGCTTACTCCGAAACCATATACACCACATCCATTGTATGCAGTAGGTGCATTAGATATGATTTCCGATGCAGAAGCACAATTCACAGGTGTATGGCTGAAACGTCCTACATCAATGCTTTACGCTGATGAAGCAGCATAGTAATTAGGAGGAAAGTAAAATATGAAATTACATAACAGATGCGGTAATAACCTATCACACGTAATTGTCGAAAAAGGCAAGAACATAACTTATTTCATAGCTAACGGTGACTTTGGAGAAGTGCCGAAAAAAGTAGCTGAAATATGGCTTAAAATACCCGGGGTAACTGAATATGTCGAGCCTGAGGACTTAGAGAAAGCAAAAATCGAAGCTAAAGCGAAACAGGAGGCTCTGGAAAAGGAAAATGCCGAGCTTAAGAAAAAGCTTGAGGCATTAGAGAAAGCAAAAACCGAAGCTAAAAAGTAAATTTCTTCAACACACATAACCTGATAACTATGAAAGGAAAATCACAACATGTCAGACAATATTTTGGAAAATGTAACAGTAGAACAATTTAAGGAATATTTTATGCGTGATTTTCCTTTCCTTCCTTTATATCAGGAGGGCAAAACGTATTTTATTGATGATATAGTTTATGTTGAGCCTAATTTTTATAAATCACTCGTTAATAACAATACACAGCCGGTAACTGATACAGAAGCCTGGGAAGTTACAAAAGGTGATATTTATAACTACGTGACAGACTCAGATATACAAAAGGCAATGTCACAGGCCATAATTAATGCCAACGAGCGTTACGGCAGTGACGACACCGAATGTGTTAACATCTATTTACACCTGGTCGCTTTTTATCTGGTAATGGATTTAAGAAACGCCTCTAGCGGTGTTAACGGTACTTTTAGCGGTTATGTCGCGTCAAAAAGTGTCGGTGATGTATCTGAGAGCTACTCTTTTCCTACCTGGCTTATGAATAACCCGTTATATGGTATTTATTCACAGAATGGCTATGGTATGAAGTATTTATCTCTCATACTACCTTACCTTTCTGTTACGATTCTATTCTCACCTGGGAGATCGACTTATGGCTAATAGTGTTAAGGCAGATTTGTCCGGGCTGGAAAGTCTCGTTAAAGGTCTCAAAGATGAATACAGCGTAAAAATAGGTATCATCGGGAGTGACGCAAAGCAGCAGCACGACAGCGAAAGCGGTCTTTCCAATGCTGATATTGGTACGTTTCACGAATTTGGTACAAAGAGAATGCCCCGCCGTTCTTTCTTAGAAGATGCAATTATCCGTAAGGTGTTTAGTCCGGACCAGATGAAGGACATGAAAAAAATCTTATGGAAACAGTTCTTTGTTAAAAATGTGGCTAAAAAATTCATGCAGGATATCGGAGCAAAGGCACTGGACGCAGTCTGGATGGCATTTGATACAAACGGATTCGGGGAATGGAAGCCGCTAACTATAAGCACGGAGCAGAATTTCAGAAAAGCCAGAAAAAGAAACGTCAAAAAACATGGCTATCAGATACTTACAGATACCGGCAGGTTAAGACACTCAATCAGTTTTAAGGTAATTAAAAAATGAACCTAATCCAGCATAATACAACACTATCTAATACTACGGGGCTTCCTAACATGGCTCAAACCATTCAAGGCTGGTTTCAGCCTGTTGAGTTTGAGGTAATAACCCGCAGTTTAGCTGATGACGGTGACGGTGTGGACTGGGTGTCTGAAACCGTTACATTAATAAAAACACAAGGTGTAGTAAGACCTCCGAGCGATAAGGACTTAAAAATATTACCCGAGGGTACATGGGCTTGGGAATGGCTTCAAATTCACTGTTTACCGAATGTGGAATTAAACACTAATCAGTTTGTAATTTATAAAGAAAAGCGCTATAAGGTTATGGCTAAAAAGGATTGGACAGAATACGGGTATATCAGATACACATTATTAGAGGCTTTTCAGGCAGAGCAGCTGGAGGGAGACGTTAGTGGCTAATTCACTAGAGATAATTAAAAACATACTTGTTAATGAAATGGAGCTTCCAAAGACCCGTGTTTGGGCGTATAACGCTGATATGGATTTGCCAAAGGATAACAAGCTCTTTGTAGTCCTGCATTATGGCGAAAGACGGCCAATAAGCAACAATGTTAAATATGTTTCTACTGATGAGGGATTGGAAGAACATCTGAGTATGAACGTAGCTGAGGATGTTATAATCTCGCTTTTATCTCGCGGGGTTGAGGCCAGAGAGCGGGCACACGAGGTGCATATGGCATTCAGAAGTACATATGCACAGCAGGTACAGGCAAAAGAGCACGTGCATATTTCATTACTGGGGGATGTTTACGACGCTTCTTTTTTAGAAGCAGCTTCAAGAATTAACAGATTTGATTGCCGCGTAAGAGTTTTCAACTCATTTGCTAAGATAAAAACAGTAGATTATTTCGATAAGTTCCCTAATACAAGTCAAGTAGAAGTTATAACAAAAATAGAACCGTAAAATATCAACCAACAAAGGAGTATCAACTAATGACAGCAGGATATCAGATACCAATTACTTATGTAGTTAACGCTACTGTGGTAACACCTTCGCAGGGTTTAGAGCCGCTTAAACTCAGTACAATTCTGATTATGACGGACGAAGAGCCGGCAATTCCTTATCAGGGCTCTTATGTTATCTCAAGAACCTCAACCGGTATTGCTAACCAGTGGGGTACAAATACCGAGATAGCCCAGCAGGCCAATATGATTTATTCCCAGACTCCGAATATTTTAACTAATAACGGTTATATTATAGGCGCTAATTACCAGACAGTGGATTATAACAACCCTGCAACTTCAGGCACGCTGACAACAGAAAATCTGAGTGCAAATATAGAAAATTTTATTTCTGTAACTAACGGGGTGATTAATCTTACTGTTGACGGTTCGGCAAAACAAGTCACAGGACTTGACTTTTCGGAAGCAGCAACACTGGAAGAAATAGCAGAAGTTATACAAGCTAAGTACACTGATATTACAATCACAGCTACTGCTGATAATACATTACTTTTTGTTTCTAAAACAACCGGAGCCGCAAGCAACGTGACTATAGCAGCTATGACCGGTTCAAGCGGTACAGACTTGTACGGAGCGTCATACCTTAACGGTGCGGCAGCGACTGCTGTATCGGGTGAAGCTGCAGAGAGCGGTACAAGACCTGAAACACTTTCAGAAGCAGTAACAAGATTAGCCGGCCAGATATATTTTGAAGGCATATTGACTACAAGGACATTGAGTGACGAAGAAGCAATTACAGCCTGCTCAACAATTCAAGGAATGCAAAACAGAATATTCCCTGTTCCAGCTTCAAACGCCTCGGCACTGGCAGCTTCTACTGGCTTGTTCTCTAGAATAATGTCTTATACTAATTGCAAGCCTTTGCTTTATACTCTGGGCGATGATGACGAAGCAGCCGCTCTTAATTCCAGATTATTTGCTGCAGGTTACCTGTCAAGGGGCTTTGCGGTTAATTACAGCGGAAGCAACACCACAATAACTATGAACTTGAAAGACCTAACAGGTTTACAAGCGGATACAAATATTAATGAAACTATTCTGGCTCAGGCTGCTGCGGTGGGTGCTGATTGTTTTGTATCTCTGGAGGGGCTGCCAAAGGTTATTTCTAACAAACAGAACGGTATGTATTTCGATCAGGTTACTAACCGTATCTGGCTTGTTAATACTATTCAGAGGGAAGTGTTTAACGTACTTGCGACAACACGCACTAAAGTACCGCAGACAGACGCCGGACTTGAAAGTATAGTAAAGGCAATAAGAAATGTTTGTAATCAGGCAGTAGTAAATGGTATGCTTGCACCGGGTGAATGGAACAGCTCTGATTTCTTTGGTAATCAGGAGGATTTCCTGAGAAATATCCGCGAATGCGGGTATTACATCTATCATCAGCCGGTAGCGGAACAGGCACAGAGCGAGCGTGAAGAAAGGCGGGCGCCGCAGTTTATGGTCGCGTGCAAAGAGTCCGGGGCAGTGCATTCAGCCTCAATCGTAATATATATTGAAGCATAGGAGATTTTAATATGGTAGATAGCTATACAGCGCAAGATATTATTATCGCGGAAGATTACAACGGGGAGTGGGTGCTCACGGATTTTGCAGACAACACTGTCGCAGAACTTACAGCACCTAACAACCTGAGCACTACGTCAACCGGTTATAACGGTAATTCTCTTGGAGCACATAATGAGCCAGGAAGGCAAAGAGAATTAACATTAAGACTTGTCAAAGCTTCCGGCGATGATAAAAGGTTTAATGAGAATTACAACTTATGGAAAAATAGAGACTTCAGATTTAAGCCGCTAACAATGCGTTTTACAAAGAATGTTGCTCATTCAGACGGTTCTGTAACACGCGACACGGTAGAGTGTTATTTCGGGTTACCGGGAGACCAGCCGGTACAAACAACGGATGTTGCAGGTTCTACCGACCAGGTAGTAAGTGTATACATGTTGCGGTTTGGTAACTCTGAAAGGAGCTTAAGCTAATGTTAAAATTCCAGTTAAAGAGCGGGAAAATGGTAGAACTGAACCTCGCGCCAATGGATAATGCTTTGTATTTGTACAGAACAATTATCCACGAATGCAAAGGTGCGGGGTTAGATATAACGGCTGTAGACGGTGAAAGCATTGCAGCAGTACTCACAAAAAACATTGATGCGCTTTTAAGTGTTATTGGTTCGGAATATGTGCTTGAGGCGATAAAGGGCTGTGCTGATAAGGTCATATATGATAAACAGCGGTTCAATATAGAGATTTTTGACAGAGATGAAAGAGCACGGGGCGATTTTTTCCCGCTTATGACACTTATTGCGGTTGAAAATATCCGCCCTTTTTTTCCGGCTCTCCATACCGTTTCAAGTGCGATAGAATCCCTATTGTTGAAGAGTTAGAACTCCCAAAGGTTGAGTACAATATCGATACCTTCAAGGTCTGGGCGATGAAGCTCTCACGGGCAGGGTATGGAGATATAAACACAATAAGAAATTTGAATGCACAGGAGTTTCTCGACTTAATCCATTATGAAAACTACCTTGCAAAATATGCGGAACTGGTGAGAGTGCTGAATACCAAAAGGGGTAAATAAGGGGAATTATGAGAAAAAATGCTTTAAAGATTACAATTGCTGCTAAATTAAAAGCTCAAATTTGTGGAAAAACGGATGAATTTTTATTACCTTTACAAATTATCTCAAAACGGGGCGATACCGGTGAATTGGCGCTTGATATACAATTATGCCAAACTCCTGAGTTCGAAAGAGTTATAAACACTATTAATGCTCATATTGAGGATTTTGAATTTATACAAATAAATATCGATGACCGTGAGCCGATATATATTGAACCTTAGTAAACCGCAGGCAGAAAGAATCGAACTTCCGTCAAAGGTTTTGGAGACCTCTGTTTTACCATTAAACTATGCCTGCTAGACTGTTATTTCAATTTTTGCATGCTCTATAGAGTTTAATTCGGCCAGTCTTTTATTTATTCTCTTCACCTTTTCATCAGTAAATTGTATGTTAACATAATACTTAACAGGTAATTCAGGTTTTGCTTTAGTTCTCTTCTTTTTTAAATCCCCGTCAAGTTCTGGAGCTGGTATTGGGTGTATTCAATGTCCTGTGCATTGATTCTTGCAATTTCCGTTGCGATTTCTTGCGCATTCTCACCAGTGATATTATTCTGATTTGTGATTGTAATATTTTGTGAGAGGTTATTCATCCCCAGCGGTGTAGTTGCTGCAGGTGTGTTCATAAAATCCGGAACTGGCGCAGCCCCGCCGGTCGGTGCACCGTCTTTATATCGTCCGAAGTCTGTTAATTGTTTCCAGAGAGGTATTTCTCCCTGGTTAGATTTACTGGATTTATGTGCGTTTTCGATTGCATATTTCCCGGCTCCGACCACACCTCCCACTATAGCACCTGTTGCAGTACCGACAACCGGCACGACAGATCCTACGGCTGCGCCTGCTGCTGCTCCTCCGATTACACTTGTTGTTTTTTTGATATTCTCTTTATTTTTATCAAAGTTAAGCACAAAACTCTTGAGTGTATTAACCGTCTCTGTTAGTGCGGGAGCAAAGTCAGCTACCAGCAGGCTTTTAAGCTGGTCGAATGCAAGGCCTAATTCGGCCAGCGATTCTGCAGTCCTTGTATTTGTTTCTATAACATCATCCGGAAGTGAAAAAGCGTCTGTTAGGTTAAAATCTCCACGGTCGAATAAATATCCCCATTCAGAGGACATTCCGAGATTACTAAAAGCAAGATTCCGGCCTTGCTTTGTTAATCCATCCGTGCGGTCTTTTATATCATCCAGAAGTTTTATTGTACTTTCATAATCACCTAGATAATCTTCAGGAGATAAACCAAGATTAGCAAATTCCCGCACAATACCTTCCGGCAAGCCACCTTGTCCAGTATGAAGTTTAGTAAAAATATCATTGAATTTTTCAATATCTCCGAGTATTCCCTTGCTGACATTTTTGGATGTTATATAGTGAGCAAGTTTTTGATATTCCTTGCTGGTAGCTCCCAGTGCGTTGGCCATTTGCCCAATTCCAACGGCTGTATTTCCTGCTTCTTTGAATGGTTGTGAAAGGGTTTGAGCAAATTGTGCCGCTGCATTTTTCCCCAGTAAAAAACTGGCAGATACAGAATTTAAATTCTTTAACAGTGATGGCAGTCCTTTTGTGCCAAACTCTACAAAGAGTTCTCCGAGTTTGTTTTGCGCTCCGCCCTGCTGGTTGTTTTCTGCCATAATGCCTCCTAAGACTATTGTAACAATTAAGGTGAAAAGCTTGCGATAAACTTTAAAATCTGTTATACTCAGCTTATGAGAGATTAGAGGGTTATTTTAACCCTCTTTGTTTCTCAAAATACCGGCTATTATTCTCTCATAAGTCGTGTCATATTTATTATTAGCAGTATTTGACTGTATAGTTATTCTAATGGAAAGGAAACCTATGCTTAATTTAGTTGCAAAACTTCTTGAAAAACAAGAAAACTTCAACACTATTTATTTTGATGATATTGAAGTTGCCCTTGATAAATATTCATACAAAATTTTCCCGCAAGAAAATGTTATTTTATTTTCTAACGAGCAAGAGCAATTTTTTGTTAATCTAAACGTTGTAAAACAAGTTAAAACATCAACAAATGTTAGTCTACTGAACTTCTTTATGTAAAAGTATACGTGCTTGTTTTGTTAACAGCGCCATTATCCTTTTTTTTCTCTTCAATAATAAGGGTTACTTTTTTTATGTCATATTCTGTCTGTTCCGTGGCTAAAACTTCTTTTATAAATTCTAAAAACATTGTTACTGCCCTCCTCATTTAATCCTATCATCCGGCTTGAAACACTGTGCAATTTATGTTACATTACACAAAAAGGTTGTGTGATTGAGGTTTTTCTATGTTTAGATTTATTTGTTTATGCTATATCTGTGTTGCTTTATCTTGCATTCAATGCAATGCTACATCCTTGAAAATACCGAAAGAACATAAAAAACAATATCAGGCAGAAATATACGAAGTTATTAATACTAATATAGACATTAACAGAAAAAAAGTTGATGCAGCTAGTATAAAAGCTAGAAATATCTATCAGGCCTTTTTGAAAGATAAAAATCAGATGAAGCGAAACTTTGACTTTTGTAATGAATTAAAAGACCTAATAGGTGAGATAAGTACTGCTGAATTTTATTTATATTTAAATCTCATAAATACAACGGATAAATATATAAGCATTAAAAACTTGATGCCTGCTACCGATTATGCCGGCACTTTATCTGATTTTATACGCCCTTATATGAAAAAAAATAAAATTGATTGTACTAAAATTGATGAACAGATTGCATATAATCAAACAAAAGTACAAGAAATTATAGATATAAAAGTTAAAATTTATACCTACAGTCGTAAATATGAAGAAACAAAAGCTCAAAATTTCTATAAAAAAAATATTGAAACAAAATTGAAATCTGAGCCAGCTGAGGCGATAATGGATTCTATTGTTAATTTCTTACCTTTTCAAAGGAATGTTTTATATATCGGTCATCCTGTAGTAATACAAATTTTTCAGGATGGCTTTCTGGCAGATTTTGCCCCGGGTGAATATCAATATCAGAGTGTAATTTTTGTTCAAGATAAAGATAGCCGAAAACTTTTGGCCGGTGACTATTTTGATCCTTTTTTACCTATTAAATTTACGGGTCGACATTTTACATATACTAATATCTATGGAGAACGCAGGGTAGTACCGATTTTTAATGTATGTTTATCTACAGCCAAAAGTCAAGTATTACCACAGATAAAAGATACATTTTACTTTGTTAAGAAACCGCACTGGGATGCTTCTGCTGTTAATAACCCTTGGGCTATAGACCATATTGAACTTCTGAATGAACGACGTTTATATTATTCAAAATGGAAATAAAAGGAGATATTAATTATGGCTAAATACATCTGTAGAAATTGCGGAAATATGCAATATTCCAGTGGCAATAATGGTGGTTGCGCTCCGGTCTTCTGGAGAATATTGCTACTTATTACATGTTTAGTAGGTTTATTTGTGCCTATTGCATTTGTAATTGTTGCATTTGAAATTTTATTTTTAATATTAACAAGCAGGAATCCCGACTCTAATTTTTGTTTTGAATGTAGAGCTCGCGGTTGTGTAGTTCCATTTAATGCACCTGCGGGACAACAGATATACAAGAATTTCTACCCTGAGGAATATGAAGAAGAAGAAAAGCAAAAAAACATTGAGCAGTCATTAAAAGAAGAAATAAATGAAGAAATAAAAAACTACTCAAATAAGGACTGGGTATATATTATCATACCGGTAATTATAGTATTTTTAATTATATTTATATTACAAGGCTTAATTGTTTACTATTCTAATAATGAACCTGTAAAACCTGAACAAAGAGAGAAGCGGGAAACTTCTGCCCAGCCAGAAACTCGTCAGACACTTACCAAATCAGAATGTGAAAAGCTCTATGATACAACTTTACAAGATTATTCGATAAATAAACAAGCAGGTAAGGAAACCGAAATAAATGACTATTACACAAAGTGCGCTGCCTTCTCCCCAAGAGAAAAACAATCTTTTTTATCTTATTACTACTGGGGCCTAGCAGAAAAAGAGAAGAACCAATATAATTATGAAAAGGCTATTACTTATTATCACAAAGCACTTGAAGCCAACCAAAAAAGTACTAATATAAATGATAAAAAAGGTACTATGTGGCTTTATCATTATTTATCAGAATGTTATTTTAACACCTGGCAGATGGAAGAAGCTAAAAAATATGCTCTGCTAACTGTACAGGAAAAACAAAGACTTGGCAAGTCTCGTGTGGGTTTAGTAGATTATGAACGTTTAGGAGATATTTGTTATAACCTCAAACAGTATGATGAAGCAGAAAATTATTATATAAAAGCATTACAGGAAATAGAGTACTTGAGAAACTTGCCGCTAGATGTCCGTAACAGAATGGATTTATCAGATTTAGATGCAAAAGAAGAAAAATTTATCTCTATTCTTAACGGCACATTCTCCCAATAGATTTTGCCCACTTTGCTACAATGTAGTTAATGACTACTTTAAATGCTTTTTTAACATCTTTTAACGCTAAATATGGTATTGGGGATAAACTCTCGATGGCGCGCAGCCTGCTGCAGGATAACGTCAATATAGGTGAGGCGGTTGTGAATGTCTTATCCTCAACAGGTATTGCCGGTTTTAAATTCCACGTACCGGAATCTGAACAGGTTAATATGGAGAGTGATATAACAGACCATTACACTGACTCAAATTCTGTTATACAAGACCATATTGCGAGACGTCCGATAACTTTAACGTTTAGCGGGTATCAGGGTGAATATTTTTACAGTGTTAATGAAATAGAAGATATGTTGGCAAATGTTACGCCGGTTCTATCTCTTTGCAAGCAGTTTGTACCAAAACTAAACGCTGCAACAATACAGACTAAACAAAGATGGGTGCAGGCCCAGGAAACTAGACAGGGTTTAGCCGCTTTTTATTCTTCTTATGACAAAAATATACCTTTAAGCGAGAGTTTTAATACTGTTTGGAACTCTTTAAACGGAGTGGATTTATTCCAACTTTTTCAAAATATATATAAACTCAAATCAGCACAGACAAGGGCATTTTTGTTTTTTGAAGCATTATGGAAAGTAGAAGCTGTATTTAGTGTTGAGACAACGTGGAAACGATATGACAATATGCTGATACAAAAAGTACTGCCTATTCGTGAAAGCAATGCTGATATAACAAGTTTTACGGTTACATTTAAACAAATGAATTTCGCACAGACAAGATTTGAGAGCCTGAACAATGCAGCAGGCAGAACCCGAAGCCAGCTTGCGAAACAGGTTAATAAAGGTATCAGTAAAGGTTCGGAGGCTAAGGCGGTATAATGTATGAATTAAATGAGCTGGGGGCAGAACCAAAGCAAAAAATAGAAAAGATTTTAGATGACGGCTCAACCGTGACGCTTGAATTTGAGTACAAAGAAAATCAACTGGGCTGGTTTTTCGGGGTAAAATGGGGCGATTATGATTATAAAAATATAAGACTTACTACCAGCTACAACATTTTACGAGCTTACCGGAATTATTTACCGTTCGGTTTAAGGTGCGATACTCAGGATGATGAAGAACCTATGTTTTTAACCGATTTTGCTACTAAATATGCAACTGTGTATCTTCTGCCCCGTGAGGATGTCCAAACCATAGAGGGAAATTATTATGTTAAAACTCCAACGGAATTACAGAGCTGAATTTGAAATCGGCGAACGACACGGCCGGGACTTAATTCCCCGTGATAAGTTAACAGTAAGTTATCCGTTTAGCTGCCAGTTTCATATCTCTTCGGGTACATACCAGACACAGAATCGGGGAGTATTCCAGCTTGTAAACCTGAGCAGAAATGATCAGGCACGGTTATGGCTTGATATGTGGAACTTTGGCAAAAAGTATATTTATATGAAGTTTTACGCCGGCTATGGTGAAAATATGCCGCTCGTTTTTTCCGGTTACATTCAGAATTGTACCTCCGAAAAACAGGGAGGGAGTACCGAGTTTATAACGGAGATATTAGCTTCTGCCAGTACCGAGTTTTATGAGTACGGTTTTCTTAATGCGACTTTTACCAAAGGCACTACCCTAAAAGACATTTTAGAACTTGCGACAAGCGGAAGCGGTAAAATATCTGTCGGATATATTACTCCGGATATAGAGCCGTTACCCCGCAATAAAACCTTTATCGGTCAGACTCTTGACCTTCTGGGGCGTGAGTACGGCGGGTATAATATTTTTATTGACAATGATGAGATTAACATACTGGGTGACAGAGATTTAATCCCCGGAGAAGTTCTGGTTATATCGGATGAAAGCGGATTATTAGGCAGCCCCAGACGTGCAAATGCTTATGTCGAGTGTGATATGCTCTTTGAGCCCCAGATTAGGGCAGGGCAGGGGGTTACACTCTTGAGTTATACCCAAACGTGGCTAAACCAATCTTACAGGGTTGTAAAGATTGAACATAAAGGTGTAATAAGTCCGGTTGTTAGCGGGAAATTAATAACCTCTCTTACTCTTTCAATCCTGCCTGGAGATGCCAGAACACTCACCAAAGCGACACAAACAGTTCAGAGCGGGGCCGCAACTACCGGTCAATGGCTGAAGCCGGTACAGGGCAGAGTTTCAAGCCCGTTCGGGAGACGTACAGCTCCGATAAGCGGGGCTAGTACCAACCATTCGGGAATGGATATTGCGGCCAATATGAACACGCCCGTTAATGCTCCTGCGAATGGTAAAGTTATTACTACGGGCTGGATAAAGGGTTACGGGAAAACAATTATTATCGACCACGGGGTTATAAACGGCAAAAAAGTTACAAGCCTGTACGGACATTTAAACAACTGGCTTGTTAATCCGGAGCAGAATGTGTACACCGGAAACCAGATCGGACTTGTAGGGAGTACCGGAAACTCTACCGGCCCGCATTTACATTTTGAGGTAAGAGAAGATGGAACGGCGGTTAATCCGACAAAGTATATAGGAAATTATTAATATGACAGCAAAAATAAAACAGGTTGAAAAATCACAAATAAATTTTAACGGAGTTATGGCACTGGCGCAAAACGCTGTTATGTCACGCCTTAATTGTCATAATATCGGGAAAATACTTGAATTTGATGCCGATACCCAGCGGTGTACGGTTCAATTAATGCAGGTGAAGTTATTCAATGAACAGAACATAACCCCCGTTCCGATAACCGATGTTCCGCTCATAATTCTGGGCGCTGGTAACGCTCATATCACGATGCCTGACCCTGTGGGAACAATCTGCCTTCTGCTCTTTATGGACAGGAATATAGATGCGTTTCTGGAAACTGGAGAATTATACGCACCGGACACGACCAGAATGCACGATTTTACTGACTGTGTAGCCCTGACTACTTTTACTACTCTTGCGAATCCGATGGTGGATTATGACACAGAAGCTATAACACTTATTCACCAAAAAATCATAGAAGAAGTTAAGAAGCAATCCTATATAAAGATTTATCCTGATAGAATAGAATTAAAAAATATTCAAGGCGAGGCAGCTCAGGGCTTGATTAGCATAGGTGAAAAGATAAATATAGGTAATAACACTCAAAATCTTGCCGATTTAATTCAGGCGTTTTTAACGGCATGTGAGAATATAGCGGTAGTTACAAATACAGGAGTCCTGACACCTGCGGCGAAACAGGCGTTTACAGATTTAAAAACACAGTTTGAGGAGTTACTACAATGACATTTAGAAATCTAGACGCAAACCACGATTGGACTTTTGGCTCAGGTAGAAGTAATTATGTATCAGAAAATCAAGAAATCGCCCTAAACCTAAAAACCCGCATACTGTCGTTTCTCGGGGATTGCTTTTTTGCAACTAATGAGGGTATAGACTGGTTTAATTTGCTTGATTATCACTACCAGGACAGGCTGGAGAATGCCGTTCAGGAAACCGTTAAGAATACGGACGGCGTAACAGCGATTAACAGTGTGGATTTGATTGTGAATGCCGATAGGAAAATAAAAATCACATACGACGTACAGACAATTTACTCACAGTCCTATACAGGAGCAGTAACCCCGCCCGGTCAGAATTAAATTTCAGGCGCTCTGGTAAGCTTGAGTTAGTGACAGTGTCACTTTTCTAGTATCAACCAATAAAGGAGCGCCTTATGGCACAAAACTATATCGGGATTAGCGGGCTTGTTACGCAATCTCTGGAAGAAATACGCCAGGACTTAATCACTAAATTTAAAGGCGTATACGGTCAGGACATAAATATTGAACAAAACAGTCCGGACGGGCAGTGGATTAATATTTTAGCGCAGGAAAAAAAAGACATTTTAGATCTGTTTACCCAGTTTTATAACAACCTTGATCCGGATAGAGTTATAGGTATTCCGCAGCAGATTTTGTATAAGCTTAACGGCTTGATAATAAAAGCTTATACATACAGCTATACTTATGTTAATGTCACGATTAATGAATCAACCAGCCTGCAGGGGCTTGACGCTAATAGCGAGAGTGCTGACGGTACAGGCTACACAGTAAGAGATATAAACGGAAACCGATGGATACTTGCAGCATCCGCCGGACTTGAGCCGGGCATACATTCGCTTAATTTCAGGGCTGCTGATTTAGGAAGTATTACTGCATTACCTAATACAATCAATGTAATGGAAACGGTTGTAAGGGGTGTTTCTTCCGTCAATAATCCTGCGGGAAACTATATTACGGGCTCAACCGGAGAGACTTCCGCCCAGTTCAGATTGAGAAGGAATCAGGCTATGGCAGTACCTTCTCAAGGTTTTGATGAAAGCACGGAGTCACAAATGCTCAATCTTACTAATGTTACCCAGTGCAAAGTATATGACAACCGTACTGATTCTGTTGTGAACGGTATTCCTGCGCATGGAATCTGGGTTATTGTACAGGGCGGACAGCCTGAGGATATCGGGAGGGTTATTTATAACAACCTGCCGCCGGGTATTCCGATGAAGGGAGAACAATCAGTCTGGGTGCAAAAGACTAACGGTGATGTGGTAGAAGTCTTATACGATGTTCCGACTGCGGTAAATCTGTATGTAAGAGCCACTATTAAAAACTTTACTACAACCGATTTAGACCAGAACTATATCAAGGAACAGCTTGCGCTCACGGAATACACAATCGGCGGCAGGGCAGAGAGTTCAACGCTTCTGGGTACGATAAAAGAAACAATTGGAGATGCCGGCACTCCGTATAATGTTGAGATATCTGCAGATAATTCAAACTGGGTAGAGTATGCAACACCTGAGGGGCTGGATGAATTCTTTGTAATAACAACAGCTAATGTAGCATTAACAATTGTTTAGGAGCAGCAAATATGCCTGATTACACACAGGATATACAGGACGTTAAAACCTATTATGCGGATTTATTGATTCTCCAATACCGCAACAAACCTAAGGCACGGGAGACAATCAAGATAGGTGCGGATATTTATCTTGGAGACGGGGTAATATTTCAGCTGCAGGACATTCTCGATATCGATACGGCGGAAGGTGCTCAGCTTGATATTATCGGCAAAATTCTTGACTGTCCCCGGGTTGTTCAGGGTATTTATAACGATATGATTTTTTTCCAGTTCTATGACGGAGAGGATTCTGTGGGATTTTCCACAGTGGGGAAACCGCAGGGTGGAAATTTCAGAACGATACAGAATTATAACCAGAGCGAGTACTCGCTTCCAGATGATGATTACAGATTCCTGCTCAAATTCAAATCTGCAGTAAATGTTATGCGGGGCTCTGAACGCGGGATTGATGAAGCGTTATGGAATGTTTTTCAGGGAGATGTTTTATTAAAGAATAACCATAATTTAACCATTACTTATATTGTATCAGCTGAGCGCACACTGGCGGCGTTAGCAGCAAAACAATTAGGGTATTACAGAGCCCCCGAAGGTATCGGTGCAAATTATGTACTTAGAGTGCCTTCTCCTTCTCAAATTTTCGGATTCAACCGTAAAGGTATAATGAATAAGACGGTTGTCGGTTTTTCAACCAAAGACAAACGTCAAACCGGTACGTGGCTGACAAAAGAGAACCTTATCTCGCTTGTGACGCCCGAGGGATAAAAATAAACAAGTAAGTATCAACCAAAGGAGCAATAAATGCCTAAACTTGACCGTGTAACACAGAAAGTTTTTGCGAATCAGTCAGGAAGTCTCGAAGTAACTGCATTTGGTACAGCAAAAGACCAGACACCTGTTTATACAAAAGATTTAACACAGATACAAAATACTAACTTTTTAAATGGATGGCAGAGCGCAGTCTTATCCGATAAGTCCCCCTGGGAGGAGGATATGAATGCGCTTTTCTTTGCGGTAACAACTCAGCTTGCGTATTTATTTCAGCAGGGTATTCCTGAATATGATGCCGGCACGACTTATTATATCGGCTCACTAGCTAAGGTTACTAACAACCAGGGCTATGTAACCGTGTATAAATCTTTAACTAATGATAATACCGGTAATGCGGTTACTAATGATGCTTATTGGCGCGTATTCCAGTCAGACGGGAGCCTGCAGCTTGCAAATTATGAGATAGGGCTTCCGCAGCCTACACTTAGTAACACGCTTTTTCCGAACGAAATTTGGCTTGATGGCCAAACTGTATCAAGAACTACTTATGCCTCCCTATTCAATATTTATGGTACAACATACGGCGCTGGTGATGGCAGTACAACGTTTGTATTGCCTAATTTTAAAGATAGGGTTTTCTGGGGAAGTAATACATTTGGTTATATAGAGGCTGGGTTGCCAAATATTTTAGGGGAATGGACTGCCACAACAGAATCCAGTCAGGCACCTTTGAATCCTACAGGAGCCTTTTATGTAATAAGTGAATACGGGGATGGGGCTGATGGTACAAAAGGACGGTTTTATCGTGTAGGTTTTGATGCATCACGTTCAAATGGGGTTTTTGGCAAGTCAAACACTGTACAGTCACCAGGTATAGGATGCCGGGTTAAAACAAGATGGTATTAAGGGGAAGAAATGACAAAGATAGAGCGCAAAACACAAAAGATTTTTGCAGGGAATGCTGATACTGACGAACTTGCAGTATTTGGAAGTATGATAAGCGGCACCCCTGTTTATAATGATGATATAGAAGCATTACAGTCAGAAGCTTATACAGAGGGTTGGAAAGCTGCTGTTGCTGCAAACGAAGCGCCGTTTATGGAAGAAATGAACGCTGTCCAATATGGTTTTTCTAAACAGCTTGCTTATTTGTTTCAGCAGGGTATTCCTGAGTGGGATGCCGGTACAACTTATTATCTGAACTCTTTTTGTCAGGTGGGCGGTGTTATTTATAAATCAATGCAGGATGAAAACATCAACCATTCACCGGCTGACGATACAGAGGGTACATACTGGTCACCGCTTGAGACAGGGGGCGGCGGCAGCTCTGGTCTTGAGGTAGGGGATATCGGTATGGCACTCTATGTTGATGAAACAAAAGGTTTGAGACGTTATCTCAATGGGCAAATAGTTGAAATCAACTCTAATACTCAAGCGTTTTTGAATAGATTATTACAAATCCAAACAACTAATCCAGAATACTTCACCACCGAAGATAATTGGCAGGCGGAAGCGTTGTTAAACATTGACGGGTGTGTTTACAAGTTTGTACTCAATTATGCAAGCGACGGAGAAACGGTTGTATCTGTTAGACTTCCAAAATATCCAGACTATGTAGAAATCAACGCAGGTGGTACGTTGCCTGTTGTTGGTAATGGTATTTCTTTAGGTTTTACTAATGGTATTCAAACTGGTGTTATGTCTCAATATGCTGATGGCGGAGCTCAAAGTTATGGTGCTTTTTTATACACTGGTGGTTCTGGTAGTAATGTTGGTACTGCACCATCTGGTGGCTCATTTAATGTTAATAGAGCTGTTGGTTTGACTACCGACCCGACAAAATCTGGTATTGAAGCTACCTTAAACCAAACTAAGCTCAAACTGCGTTACTACATCCAGATAGCCACAGGACAGGAAACAGAGGTCAATATCAGAAATGATATCGAGTCAATCGTACCATATACTTTGTTCGATAGTAAGTATTCTGAAGCTAAGCAATATAATGCAAGCTGGGTATTACGCGGTTCTACCCTTTCAAAAAGTGTGTATCCGACAGCTTATGAAGCTGCTCTTGTTGAATATAATTCCGAGGTAGCAGACGGTACAACTGTTGAACTGCCATCAGGTGGAAGTTACACAAAACGAGGAGTAAGCGGCGGAATTACAGTAAAACTATCAACTGATGAAACTGTGACAGAGTATGATTGGAAGCTGGACACAGTGGCAGAAACATTGACAGTGCCAACTTTAAATGGTAGTGAGGACTTGTTAAGTGATAGATATGATGACTTAGAGCTAAAAGCTAGTGGTTCAACTTATACCGCTCCTGCGAATGGGTGGTTTTGGATACAAAAACTTTCTTCAAGTACAGGTCAGTATTTAACTCCAGTAATAAAAGACTCAAATGGAAATATCAAATATACATTAACGTCACAACCTACAGCAGCTGGGTATGACGCCGAAATTCTTGCCCCTGTATCAAAAGGTGATGTTATAAGTATTGGTTATAGTGTGGGCGGTGCCACTAAATCTTTTAGATTTATCTATGCTAAAAGCAATGGTTCGCTATACTTCTTTGTAGCTTCTGTAGCTCAGAATGCGCCATTGGCTAATCTGGGAAGGATTGAGGAAACAAAGGTAGACAAAAACAGCTCTTGGGGATTTCCTAGTAATAGGTATATTGATTTAGAACTTGGGGCTAGTGGTTCTACTTATACGGCTCCTGCGAATGGGTATTTTTGTTGGAATGGTCTTGTTAATAATTCATATATTGTATTAACCATTGGTGCTACGGATGTTTCTAATGTTGATAATGCAGTGAAGACAGCTAAAAGAGGTTATACAGCTAATAGTGCTTCGCTAGAAGCAAAGGCTTTTGTTGCAGAAGTAGCAAAAAATACAGTAATACACGTTTGGTTTGGTGGTGGTGGTAATTCTATTAGTGGTAGTTTTAAATTTATATTCGCAGAAGGGAGTAATTAACTATGTATTTAGGTTATAAAGACGAAAAAATAAAATTTTACACAGAACAGCCACTAGATACTACTCTTTATGGTATTGATAGAATTGAAGAAACTGACAAAGAGTATGTTTTGGACGGCGAACAATACATTTTAAAAGACGAAGCTTGGGAAGAAAAACAAGCACAAAAAGAAGCAGAACGCATAGCAATGTTAAATCTTACTGCTGCGGATGTTGAACGTGCTATTTACAAGGCCAAAGGGCTTGATTTTAATGATGTTATCTCTCTTGTAGAAAAACAAAAAGCCACTATTGATATTAAAGCTCTGCAAATCGAGCTTAAGGC